AATAGAATCTATAAAAGTTGTATGTGCTTTGTTAATCTCTCTTGCTTGTGCAATCATTTTAACAACAGGGTGATTGTGTTCTTGTAAAAAGTTTTTTGTAAAAGATGGTGATGCAGTTTTTTCTGTACGTGGATATTCTAATCTTAATACATCAAATACATTTGCAATAGATCTAGCTGCCCAAATCTGTGTATCAATATTTGTTTCACCTTTTATCTTGTATAATAGTTCTCGCTCTTGTGCGATCAATTCTTTTTTCATTTTATGTGCACGTTCTATATCGACACGTACACCTTTGAATCTCATGTCAACCAGGCAATGAAATAGATCAGATTCTAAATCAAATATATCTTCTAAATCTTGATTAATAATTTCTTTTTTCATCTCTTGCCAAAGTCCAAGTGTAACTTCAGCATCACGTTCTGCATATGCACCAACATGCATAGCAGGTAATTTGTACATTTCTGATTTAGGATCTATACCCCACTCTTCTGCAGCTTCTGCAAGTGCAGCTTCGTTTTTACCATAACCAAGATAATGCCATGACAAACTATTTAAATCATATCTAAATCTATTTTCATCAGTCAATGCTGCAGCTATCATTGTGCATGCAATGTCACCATTTATTTTGAATCCCATTGCCCGCAACCAACAAACATCATAGATTGCATTATGGAATACTTTTGTTGCAGGTGATTCTAAAATATCTTTTAACCATGATAAGACTCGTTTCTTATCCATATTACCACCACCTTCGTGTGCAATAGGAAAGTATCCTTTGAAATGTTTTGTTGCAACAGCGATGCCTATAACTTCACCATTACCAATAACAGAACCAGATCCTTTATTTAATAAGTCTGGATCTTTTGTTTCCAGGTCAATCGCTATTTCATCTACATGACGTAAGTCAGGAAACTCCGTAGGTTTAACCCACTCAGTCTGTGCTTCAAACTTAGGAATTTTCATTGTAGTCCCTCTCCATAATCATCTCTATAAAATGTATTGCTTTCAACAAATCTTGTTTCTTTCCTTTATCACGATGTCTGATTATATATTTAATAGCACAACCTTCAGGATATAGCAATTCATTCTCTACTACAAACTTACTTGGCTGAATTTTATACTTTTGATAATGAGATCCTCCGTGTTGCTTATCCCAAACTTTCGATTTCATAACCTTGATCCTCCTTTTTTGCCGACATGATATATAGATTTTGTTTTGTACGTGTTACGCCTACGTACCAAACTCTGTGTTCTTCATCAGCTTTGTCTATACTTTTTTGTGACGACTCTCTTATTGTTTTTGTATTGTCTAAAATTAATAATACATTATCTGCTTCACCACCTTTTGCTGCATGTATCGTAGATAATTTTACTCTTGCATCTTTAGATAATTTTTCACCCATGCTTAACATTTCACGTATATATAAACACTCTTCGTAATCTACCTGGAATTTATCAAACCACTCTATATCTTTTGAAAAAGAGAGATCTGTTAAGTCGTACATCTTTTCTTCTGTTGGTTTTAAATTACTACCTGCACATTCTAAAATATCTTTTACTTCTGATAGAGATAATAACTCTCCCTTCTGCCATCGTATGTAGTTTAGAATAGTTCTAAACAAGGATACTTTGTAACTCTTACGTCCTTTGTATTGAAAATAAATACCCCTATCTTTTAGTGATGGCATTAGTTTTGATAGTCTGTCATTATATCTTGCAAGAACTAACCAATTACCCTCATGAAGAGGCACGTCTTCTATATCTACTATGTAATTTACAACACCTCGCTCATCTCTTGCTTTCCATTTCTTTAATACTCTTCTATTGCTTGGAATTAGATCTAATATTTTGTCTGCAAGATTCTGTACGCTTTGTGGAACCCTGTAAGATTGTGGCAAAATTATGTCTTTTTTTGAAATTTCTTGCTGAAATTTTTTTACATTTGCTCCTGCCCAGCCATAAATAGCTTGATCATCATCACCTGCTAGTATAACATATTTGGAATTTTTCCTTATAATATCTACCATTTTCCATTGTATCGGTGATAAATCTTGTGCTTCATCTATAAAAACTACGTCAAAATTTGGACACAATTTAGACACATTAAATCTTTCAATCATATCGGTAAAATCTACCAGTTTATATGAGTCTTTATAATTTTGTAATTCATCTGAAATAATTTGTAATAATTGTTTGTTCATATCTTGTGAGTACATATCTGTATTGTACTCTTCTTCTATAGATATCTCTTTGATCCTAGCTGCATTAATAAGATTAAAATATTCACTACTAGAATCTACGAATCCAGTGGTCTCTTGGCCATTAGAATAAACTGTCATTTGTATTCCTAATCTTCTACCAATATCTTCATAGTGTTCATCTTGTAATACTTCAGATTTTTTTAATCCAAGTCTTGTAAATGCAAGAGAGTGTAGTGTTCTAAAATATTTTAAATCTTTTCTTTGAAAAGCTGTGTGATAGTCTAGCATTCTATCAATAGCTTCGTTTGCAGCTTTGGTTGTAAATGCAAAATATCCTATCTTATCTATGGGTGTTCCTAGTTTTAAAAATGTTTTTACATATTTTAATAACTTAGTTGTTTTTCCTGTGCCCGGAGGCCCGAATAATTTTCTACTAATCACATTATCTCCGTCTTATGTACCAGTTTAGTATGGTGTATTGGTACTTCTTCAAATGATTTTATATTTATTTGCACTACATTTTTTGTAGATGAATTATATTTACCTGCTTCTTTAGACGGAAATCTTTTTTGTTCTAAGAACTGTATCTCACAATCTTTGTATATAACTTGCATCATACGTCCTGTTTTATCTTCGCTATGTTTCCAATTTTTAGATTTTAATTTATCAAAAAATTTATCAAACTTAAAAAATGCTAAGTCATTTTCTATCAATACAGATCCAGTTTTAAATGCTGCATCACTGCTAGCTCTAGGTCCATTTATTTTTGCATGTATTACATCATGTAATTTTTCTTTTGGTGATGTACCTATTGGTGGATGTACCACTTTTTGTGTAAGATATAATGCATCCATTACTGCTTGTTCCTGGTCACCTTTGATAAGTGGTGGTAAGAATCCTGCAGCTTTTGATATTGAGTTACGTCTTTTACGTTGGTCATTTAAATGTTCAACAGATCTACAATGCACTGTTGCTGTGCTAATGCCATCTGGTTTTGTTACATCAAATTCATACTCTGGTTCTGGATCTAGATCTATCTTCTTTAGATTTGTAAGCACAGGATATGCACCTTTTGATCCTGCTAAGACTCCATATTGTTTTTTTACACAAATACCTTTTTTACAATACTCACTGATAGGACTCTGCGTACATGTATAACCTTTTGTACTTTTATTCCATGACTTTACTTTTTGACTTAAAAATTTTTGATCCCATGCATTTGCATGATCACCTGCAAAATATTTTACCGGTGCATTCATAACTTTTTGTTGCCAGTTGTCTGCAAACTTCATCTTTGCAAACACATGATAGTTATACATAAATCTATCTTTGCCATCAAACGCAGGGTCTTTTGTAAGTTTTGATAATATTGCTAGGCATGGTGGTCCATCTTTGAAATCTTCGTCGACATCTTTCATGTCTTGTTCTTCTATTGATTCTGTAATTCCTTTCAGTCTTTCTTTGTCTACCAGGTTTACCTCTATGACCTGCATAAACTGGTCTAAGGTAAACTTAGTACCATCAGCATTTAGTGCCTGCCTTTGATTACCCCCTAGATATGGTAGGTTTATAAACTGACCTGGACGTAATTGTCCGGTTTCATTATCTTTTGTTAGCTGTGTTTGTTTTGGAAATATTTCACAATCTGATTTTAATTTAAACAATGGTAATAAATTACTTAAAAATGATCTTACAGATTTTGCATCTGTAAAAGATTTCATAAATAAAAATAAATGTAATCCACCACTCTTAGAACAAACTGGAATTAGCGGTAGTTTATATTCTTGTATCTTGTCTATAAAAAATTTTTTATCAAACTCTTCGTAGTCTTTTGGATCTATATCAATAACTCCAAACTTAACTTCTGAGTTCTCATTACATGGTTGAATACCTATTGATAGTGTGCCTTCTAGATGTGCTTGATATATTTCTTCTGTTAGTTCTTCGTAGTTCCATCTGTACACTGGTTTCTTTTTACCAGTTTCAGAATCTACGTACGCATCTTGGTGTTCAAAGTCTGCTACACCATATGCATGCCGATAACCATTAAAAAATTCTATATATCTTTTATCCATAACTGTTGCTGTGGGCCACTCAGTCTCCCGCTTGGCCCACACTGTGCACTCATTCTCTTAGAGAATTAGATAATGCTTTCCTTTGGTTTATCCTCGCCATGTTTAGCTTTAACATTACCTTTCGATATGTTTTCACTAAACGATTTAGCTTGGCCATATAAGGATTGATCAGTT